GTTCCCGTTGTAGTTTGTCCAGTCCCCGTAGTACCAAACATTGTCTTTGTAGTTGTAGATCACATACCGATCAATTACGGTGGAGTTGGTTGAGCAGTACTGCCACCAGACCTCGTTGTAGCCTTCATTGGTTCCAGCTACAAACTGAAAAGACTGTGTTCTGTTGATGTCGGTAAATACATATTCACGCAGCGTAGACGGCAGAACATCCACCCGACCAGAGTACATGTAGAACTGATCTAAGCCCATCCAGTACGTGATGTTGGTTGCAGTGGCAACGCAGTTTGGGCCAGCAATGGAGATGTTGTCCCCCAATATTTGAAAGCTCCACACGTAGGGTGGGCCAATATATTGCATGGAGTAAATTGCCGCATCAGTAAACACCAAAATTTCTTGCCGAGTCTGCTGGGCCATAATAATTGCAGACCCACGGCTAAGCCTGTAATCCCCAGCTTGGTTGGTAATAGATGGCGTCCAAGTTTTGTAATCTTCTTGATTCGACCAACGAATTTGCATGGGGTCAAGCGCCGTGGTGGCATATACCCCGGTTGGATCATTTGCGCCAAAAGCAATAACAAACCTAGATGCGTCAGATACCAGTACGTAGTTAACAAAAGATGGGCACGTAGCATCCACCCCTCCCGTGCCCGCAAGAACTATCACACCCCGATTAAAGATGGTTGGGCTTGCGTTAACTTCCCAGTAGTACAGGGGGCCACCACGCGCATTAAATACAAGGTCTTCACCAAAGTTTGACTGGCTCCATGTTCGTAGTTGAATCCCAATTCCTGTTGCAGCGGCAACACCCCACCCTGTGGCAGAAGCTGCATACTGACGAACAACATCCGCAATTGCGTGCGTTGTTACAAACCCCGCGTACCCGCGCACACACCCGGTAAAAGTTGTAGCGGTTACCCCTGTGTAAGAAATAACTTCTCCAGTGACACTAAAAGTACCAGAAGCAGAGAAGCCTGTTGTGGATGTGACGTTGATTGTTACTGTGGAGTACTGGATAACACCCGTGGCCGAAGGATGCGAAGCAGCAACAGTGGCGCTTGCTCCCCGTGTACAACCCGTCAAAGTTGTAGCGGTTACCCCTGTGTAAGAAATGATTTCGCTGTCTATTAACACACTACCAGAAGCGGCAAGAGTTGCCGTACTGGCAACGCCAATCGTAGTAACAGAACTGCTTATTGATGCAGAAAGTATGCTGTTGCCAACAGTAGCCAAGGCGCTTGTTGTGAGTGTTGTTGTAACTGACGGCCCAGTAGAGCCACCCCACCCACCAGCGCCCCAACCCGTACCAAACGTATAGATAGAGCCCCCGGTTGTGGCTTGATACGTGGCTAAAACCGAGCCGCCGCCATTCCCTGCATCTCCTGCTGTAGCTACAACAGATACCGTAATGCTGTATGTGCTTGAGGATATGTATGTGATTTGAAACTCAGCATTGAGAATAATCGCAGTTACGTTGCCACCAAGACTCACTGCCCCACTAAAAGTTACAAAGTCCCCGGTCTGAGCGCCGTGTCCTGCGTCAGTTACTGTGATGATCGATGACCCTGTGGTTGCTGCAAAGACTGCCCCACCCACTCCCGAAGTAGCCCGTATAGGTGTTACGTCAAAGAAGTTGCCGCCGGGGCTGCTTTGTATATAGTATTTAAGACTGGAGCCAAGAGCTAGTAAGTTAAAGCTGGACAACGTTATCCAGTTCCACATGGAACGCACAATGCCCCACAACACGCCTGTGGTGGGGTAAACAATTGCAGTGCTTACTCCCGCAATATCTGTAGAAAGCGCTCCAGCGTCTTTTGCCCAGCCGCCAATTTTTTCTGGCAGACCAGAACGAAAGCGCACCTTGTTGGTTTGGTACCAACCGCCTTCATTGCCGTAGTTGGTGCTTTCTCGGTTGGTTCCCGGCCTGAATGCAAGTTTCTGTAAGGGCATTTCGATTCCTATGACAAGAACATGGCGCGTTCGTCAATCCGACGATTTTGCAGCCCTTTGAGTATTTTCCCACCAGCCATGCAATACTTCAAGAGTTCTTCCGCAGCACCCGCTTTATCGCCCCGAAGCAGTTTTTGACGAAGCGTTGAACGCTGGAGTGTTCCAAGACCGACATTAAAACTAAAGCTAACAAGGCTATCATACATGCCTTGTGTAAGGGGAACGGGGCAGAACTGAGCCACTCCACGCTCAAACCTTGCAAGATCGCTTCTGAGAATCCCATCTACTTCGTCCTTTGAAAACGTGCGGCTATCTTCTGGGCGAAGCGGGTAAGCGCCTCTTTGATCCATTGGTATCTTAGCTTGGTCTGGGTAAAGTACATGTCCAACTCCTATTGTCCAAAGCAGGGCTGGGCACCGGTATGGTTTAAACCGAATGCCCTCATGGTGGCAGATGACCTTGATGGCCTCTGGGCTGAGATTCATTTCTTGAACGCCTGACCGCCAAACCAGAACGACACAATACACGCCCAGATGATCTGGGTTTCGTCATCCCACAGGTTGTCCAGCGCCACGGTGAATTCCACGTTTGTGTGCCATGCGTAGTAGAAGCCAAAGATTTCCACAAACATGAACATGGCAAACATGCCGTAGGTAATGACGCTGCGGGTTGCCGCACGCATATTGATGACCCAGGTGCTGGCCCCTTGGCCCAAGGCTATGTCGTGTGCATACAGAGCTTGGCGCTCCTGCATGGCAGTCTGGGCGTTGGTTACTTCTGCGTTGATCTGAATCTGCTCAGTCTGGATGTGCTCAATGCGCTCCTGCGCTTCCAGGCCAGCTTTCTTCAAGGTCAGTTCCCGCTCGGTCTGCATTGCCGCTAGGGCAAGTTCATGGTGCTTGTCGGCCCGGTCTTGAAAGAATTCAAGGATTTTGGGCAGGCCCCCCATGAGGAAGCTGATTAGGGATGAGAACAGGGTTAACATTTTTTCTTTCCTCTTCAATTGATTTACGCAACTTCTCGACTTTTTCCATTTGTTGTCTGGCCTCCCGCTTCACCACCATCGTGTCCATGTACATCATCCCCACAAGGGGCAATACCAGCACAAAGACCAGTGCAAACAGGACTAAGACCAGAAGGTATCCAAACGACCCTGATGATTGAGACTGATTATCCACATTAGGCCTATCAAGTAAGCGACTACGAAAACCACCGCTACCGTCTCCAGCACCCTGTCCAGAATTTGATTTTTTAACCTTTGTCGCCGCCATGCTTTCACCCGCTTTTCGTGCAGTTCACGAGCCGCTTGCTCTGACTTTTGATCCAAGAGCCGCTGGTACTCTTCTACGATGTCACGCCACATATCTGGCATTCCCATCTCCCAGCGCACCATTTTCTCTAAGTCAGCGTAAAACTGCTTGGTCTGCCTGAGATACATCACATTGTCTATGGCTTGTGTGGCAAGGTCGTCTTTGATCCCCTTTTTCTGATTGTCTTCCCGTTGAACTTCCGCTTTCTCGTGGCTGGCCTCAAGCTCGGCGTGCCCCTTGAAGAACTTTGACAGTGCGCCACCCACTTCCGTGGTGATCTTGGACAGATCGTTGCCTGTTTTCTTCAGGTCTTGGTAGACGGCAACGCACCCCTTTATGCCTTCATAGGCACCTTTGCAGAGAGCGAATGCCGTGATGGGGTCAATTTTTACGCCTTCATGATGTATGCCAACGCATAGTACGGCGGCAAGTTTGCGCCTGTCCCCGACACCCCTTCGGTTGAGTTAGTGACGGTGGTGGCAACATCGCCTGCTGGAGTGCCTGCGGATACGCCGACAATTGATATTCCAGTAAATGCGGGAGGAATTGCCGCAGGGCTTTGAACAGAACCGCCATTACTTGAGCCAGCGTTAATGTTGTTATCGGAAACGCTACCTGGGGTGTGCGTGTGGCCTGGGTCCGTTATGGTGTGCGTGTGCGTGCCCAACGCCGTACCTGTGAACGTGGAGCTCGAAGTCGTCGTGTGGGTGTGAGAAACTAAAATAGCGTTTGCACTGCCGCCTGTTGCTGCTACTGCATAAGTGGTGCCCGCCCCCACAATAAACTTGTCTTGCAGGTTGGGCGTTCCGTTTGCGCCGTCACACAAATACCATCCGCTGGGGATACTAGCAATACTGCCGTACCACATGGTAATCACGCCAGTGGGGATGATGTCTCGCACAAACGCCGTTGTAGCAATTTGCGTGGTGTCAGTTCCAAACGCCGCAGTCGGCGCAAGGGGGACGCCTGTGAAGGTGGGGGACGCGGACAACACCGTCGAACCTGTACCTGTAGAAGTAGTTACACCTGTGCCACCGTTGAGAACAGGCACGACCCCTGTGACGTTTCCTGACTTTATTTCGTAGAAGTTTGTGGCGTCCGACCAGACAAACACTTTATCGCCGTTGGCAACCGTAATCC